AAAGAGAGAAGGGATATTCTATTTTGCTCCTGAAGGCCCCGCAGGCTCAGGCTTGCGGGTTTTTTTGTTTGCTCTGAAAAGGGGCAAAAAAGGGGCAAAAATGTCGTAAACCTATGTAAAACGATGTAAAAAGTCAACTTTGCTCTCGCTTTAAAGCTCTAAATTTCAACGTATTGTGAAACAGTGTAAATTATCGTATCGCCTATAACTGTTGTGTGCTCTTTTTTCGCGCACTTTAAAAACCCTTTAAAATCAACACTTTAAGGGTTTTTTGTTTGTCTTGTATAAGAAAAAGGGGCAGACGAGGGGCACAATTTAAAATTTTATCTTGTCTAACTTGCTAGATATGTCTGATACCATTTTTTGGGTAACGTGAGAATAAATCTCTAGTGTGGTCTTTGAGTCGCTATGCCCTACTCTATCCATGATGGCAGTCAAAGGAATGCCTAGCTCAGCAAGTAGGGATATGTGAGAATGTCTAAATGTATGTGTAGTTATATTTTTTTCTATGCCGATTTTTTGACCATGTCTTTTCAATGCACAAATAACCCTGGCATTTGTTATTGGTTCTCCTAGAGTATTGATGAAAATAAAATCTGTATCAAATCCATTTGTCGCATTCTCTATTATTTGCTCTTTGATAATATCTAACACTTTTTGAGGTGCTGTTATAACCCTATCGGACTTGATAGTCTTTGGTGTAGTTCTCTTTTTTTGTCTGAAATCGTATGTATGCTTGATGTGAATAGTCTTTTTAGAAAAATCTATATCCTCCTTGTAGTTTAAGGCTGCCAGTTCTCCATACCTCATGCCAGTAAGAAAAAGAACTTTAGCTATTCGGATATACTTTGTAATTCGATAATCACATAGGGCCTCGTCTTTTAAATTTTGGATGAATAACTTAAACTCTTTTTGGTCTAAGTATTTTGTGTTTTTCTTCCTGAGTTCGTCGGATGTAATTACTTTTCTAGGCGTTTCAACAAATAGCATTTCATTTGTATCAATATAATTCATTCTGATAGCGAATTTCATTATCTGATTGAGCTTGAACTTGATTTTAGAAACATAGTTATGAGATCTCCCGTCTTGTAATAGTTGATCTATTACTTTTTGTAATAAACGTCTATCAATATTTCTAACTAGGTAGTCGCCTTCTATCTGCTTTAAAATCTCTTTTTTTACATTTTTTGAAGCATAGACTGTTGAATTTTTAACACCGTGTTTCCAATTCTCCTCGAATTCCTCATATAGTTTTTCAAAAGTTATATCAGAAACAAAATGTTGTTTTTCTCCTAACTTTTGTTTTATCTTTTCCTGCAGCAAGATAGCAGCTTGATTTCTTGCCTGGGGAGTTTTCTTCTCCATGGTCACTGATACTTTTTTCAATTTCTCAGTGTATGGATCTTTATATCTCTCAAAAAATTTGTATTTGCCGTTTGGCAATTCTTCCATCCACATTGCGTTTACCTCACTTTTTTGTTAAAATGGGTATAGTAAAGAGGGCTTTTTAATGCCTTTTACTATACATGATCGCCTCACGCTCAGACTCGCCAAAGTTTTGAGAGCGTGAGGCTTTTTTGAGTTGTTTCCAAAATGGAAACAGTTGCTAGATAAAAAGAAAAGTAGCCGTATTTTATACGGCTACCATCACGTTATGGATCTAAAATCCAAATGTAAACTTTATGGAGCTAAACTCCTGATAGCTGTATTGTAATATAATTATTAAAAAATGTCAAGAGATTAGAAAAGGTATAATTCTTTTAACTTTTCGTTAATTTTGTCCAGTGTGTTATCAGATACTTTCATTTTTCCGATTGGATCTAATCTATTTTTCTTTAAAATTCTATCTTTGCTGATTGTTTGAAGGTTATTACACTTGGCATAAGAACGCTTAATGTATTTTTTATAGTATTGAGTTAATTCAATAATGTCAGTTATTTCTGATTGTGTCCGTCTAAGGTTGTCATCGTCTACTATCTTAGGTTGAATTATTTCATTTGAAAATTGTTCTATGTAGGCTTGGTAGACATCCGATAAAGCAGTTTCAGTAATTGCATTATTGGAATCTAAATACTTTAGGTAAGCAAATAATTCTTTGTGTAATTTTTCAATATATTCATCAAGCAAAATAGAAGGATATTCCGCAATGACTTCGTCTATGAGTACAGTATCTATTTGATTTTTAGATGTTAGAGGAATTACTGTGAGTGTTTTTTTATAGGGACTATCTACTTTGTCTAAGACAATAGCCCAATGGTTATTTGATAATTCTCCGCCTATATTTACACCGAACTCTACGAACACTAGAGATCCACGACTGAATTTCCAATATTTTCTTTTTTGAGTCTTAGCTTCAAATAAGAATTGTTCGGATTGTCTTTTAACTGCTGGTGCAAGAAATCTGTATTTAGAAGATGTATGTTTTGCTTTACCAAGTTTATAGAGCTTTTCGACTTCTATGTAGTTTTGTTTGGTTTGTTCAAAATATGGATTTTCTTTGTTCATTTTATTTCTCTCTATACACGCTGACAACTTCCCCGATAGTTCGGATGTCGTCATTCTCTGTCAGGTGAATTTCTTCATAGCTATTGTTGAGGCTTTGCAAGTACCATCCGCCGTTATAGTCTCGTTTCAGCTTTTTAACGAAGTTTTTACCGTTGATTTGGAAAATGCCGATGTCGTTGATATCCACTTGACTAGTGACCTTGATAAAGAGCAGGTCGTTATCTTCAATCATCGGTTCCATGGAATCACCAGCCACCTTAGCGATGGTGTCGTATTCCTCTGGTACGTCTTCAGTTCTTAGTCTTACTTCCATGTGGAGGTTGTCTTCTTGGAAAGTTCCGTGTCCTGCTGCAACCAAGCCTTCTACGTAGTCGGTTATATAGTCTTCATCGTTTTTGGTCTTATCAAAGATGGAGACAATCTTAGAGCTGTTTTGTTCTTCTAGTTGTTCCTTGGCATAGTCAAGGACTTTTTCTTGTTTCGGCTCTTCAAGCTGGTTGTAGATGGTTAGGATTTCAGGGTGTTTGTTTTGTGTAGTTCCTCGTTCTTCATCAGGAACACGTTTAATATCAACATCATACCCCATAAGCCAAGCTTCGCTAACATCAAGTGTTTTAGAGAGGAGGTATAATTTTTTATCATCTGGTTTAGATTTCCCAGTTACATATTGAGATAAAGCGCTCCTACCCATTTTAACACCTAGCTGTTTTTGAAAGGGTTTGGACTTTTCTAAAATATCTACCTGTCTTAGATTTCTTTCAGACATCAATTGTTTAAGTCTTTCTGACGTACTACTACGCTCCATTGAAAAGCTCCTTGTTTGTTTTGATGTTTTCATTATAAAACATCTTGAACAAAAATTCAAGCAAAAAATTCAAGAAAATTGAATTTTGTTGTTGACAAGGGTAAAAAAAGGTGTTAGAATGAATTTGTTCAAAATATTTGAGCAAAAAAATAAAAAAGGAGGATAAATAATGACGAAAGATTTTTCAAGACTATCTGGGAAAATCGTTGAGAAATACGGGACGCAATACAATTTTGCTATCGCTATAGGCTTATCAGAACGCTCTTTGTCGCTAAAACTTAATAATAGAGTAGGTTGGAGAGATGAAGAAATTGAGCGAGCAGTACAATTGTTAGGTCTAGATATAAATGATATCCCAGCTTATTTTTTTACAAAAGCTGTTCAAGTTTCTTGAGCGACATATTAGAAAGGAGAACGAATGGAAGAAGACATCAGAGTTCACATGCCTTATGAGGTATTTAAAAACCTGCTCACGAGAGCAGGCAGGATAAAGCGTGAAGAAGGCAAGCAGATAACTTGGACAAATAATACCGCTCCGTTTACAAAAGAGCAACGGAGGGAAATAGATGAACTCTACGAACAGTTTGCAGAAGATTGAAGGTGGAGTTTGTCATTGATATGTTTGTTAGCAATCAATAAACATTCGTTAAGCCTATCAAAAATATATCTAGGTTCTTCGATTGTATCTGGGTCATAGGACTGTTCTTCAAATTGCATATCCCAAATATAAAGTCCATCGGGGTGGGGATATCCAGCCTGATAACGTAGCACATTTCTGAAATTGATGAATTTTTTTTGCTCTTCATCGCTATCTAAAAATAGATAGGTCTTATAAAAGATATCATCGAAGTTTGTGATGATATCTAAATCAATCGGAGGAGCATTGTCAAGTCTTGATTCTACGTATGAGACGGTTTTACCACTAATCGATGCGAAATTTTGAAAAGTTGAAATATATAAATTTCTATCCTGACTTAGTTGGGTATTTAAGAAATCAACCTTCTTTTCTTCGAGTTTGTTTTCATTTTCAATCTTTTTTTGCAGGTAAGCAAAACCGTGAATAATCAAATTTGTTAAAACAGTTGCACCAACAGAAATCAATGTTGTTGTAAATACTTCAGACATACAAATACCTCAGACAATATTTTTAAATTATTATATCACAAACAGAAAGGAGAATGGATGGAAGAAAATAAAGAATATCTTCATGAACGCATAAAGCATTTTCAGTCTTTGATTGATTATATGTCTGAGCGTGGGCAGAGGTATTATTTAGAAAAAGATTGGTTTGATAACCCAACTCTAATTTCTATAGAAGTCGTAAAAAAAGAAGTAGAACTAGCTCAGAAAAAACTAGAACTACTTCCTAGACAGTCTGTTATGGGATGTATTTTGCAATTACTGCAAAGGAGGAAAGAATGAACGAACTAGTATTATCAAATGATCCTAGTCAAATCGAACTGGAAATTAAACGATTTCTATCCGTTCCTTTAAAATTAAAAATTTTACGAGAATGTTTGTTGTATTTGTTCTTCAAAATGACCAATGATACGACAGATATAACGGTAGAGAAGTCGACTGTACATTCTACCGATGGAACAAGCAAGACAATCTATACAGTTACTGTACATAACTAAAAAAAGCACCTGACGGCAATCAGGCGCATATCAAAATAACTAACTAAATTATATCACGAAAGGAGCAAAAATGGAAGCAGTTGAAATTGTAAGAATTAAAGATGTGATCATTGAAAAAGTCTCTGCTAATGATGAAGAATTAGAGCACATCTTTGGATGCTCAAAGCGACAAGCGGGAGACATGAGACGCGAGATGAAGAAGCTACCTAGCCAACAGAAACATCTTAGGAATGATGGGCAACTTGTAACGATTAAAGGATTTGATGAATACTTACAATATCGTGGGACTCAAGCTTGGGAAAAAGAAATGGTGAAAAGCAAGAAAATGAGGTCAGTCGGATGAAACTACTAGCAGGAATTAAAAACTACTTTTCGGAAGAAGTAGAAGAAACCAATCTGGACTGGAGAGTGGTCGCTCTGGACCTCAATCAATCACTGATTGAATCACAAGAAAAACTTCAAAATGCCAATCAGCGTATTGCTGATCTTGAAAAAATCGTAGCAATCTACAAGGAAATGGAGAATGCAAAATGATGGAATACATTTACTTTGTAATAATTATAGGAATCGGGTTGTGGTCGCTAGTGAATACACTGGATGACCATGCTAAAAAGAAGCGACAAGAGCGCCAGCAAATAGCGAGCAATATCGCACGGATGAACCTGAGAAATTCAGACAAGCAATTTACTTATGATGTAGAGCCACCTGCGGGACTCGCAAAAGGTGTAGAAGAAGGAGTTTAAAATGGTAACAATCAACAAACTGGAAATTGAAAACGTCAAGCGCGTTAAAGCGGTCAAGCTAGAGCCGTCAGCGACTGGTTTGACAATCGTGGGCGGAAATAACAACCAGGGGAAAACAAGCGTACTGGATGCGATTGCTTGGGCGCTGGGGGGCAACAAGTACAAGCCTAGCCAAGCAAAACGCGAAGGCAGTACGATACCGCCTAGCCTAAAAATCACGCTATCAAACGGTCTAATTGTGGAGCGTAGCGGAAAGAACAGCACTCTCAAAGTTATCGATCCGAGTGGTAACAAGGCTGGTCAAAACTTGCTGGATAGCTTCGTAGAAGAGTTGGCCATTAACTTGCCAAAATTCATGGAGCAGACTAGCAAAGAGAAAGCGAAAACTTTACTGCAAATCATTGGAGTCGGTCCGCAATTGGCTGAACTGGAATTACAGGAAAAGGCCAAATATGATGAGCGCCATACAATCGGCGTGATTGCTGACCAAAAAGAAAAGTTCGCTAAAGAACAACCGTACTATCCAGATGCACCGAAAGAGCTAGTCTCTATCTCTGAACTTATCCAGCAACAACAAGCTATCCTTGCGAAAAATGGCGAGAATGCCCGCAAGCGTCAGAACTTGGTAGTTATCCAAAATCAACACGATTCGGCAGCTGCAGAGGTTGAACGATTGGAGCAATTGCTGGCCGATGCCAAAGAAAAAGAGAGTCAGTTAGCTCAAGACATGGCTATCGCGAATACCGATGCGATGGACCTTCTAGATGAATCTACTGAAGAAATCGAAAAGAACATCGCAGAGATTGACGAAATCAATCGTAAAGTACGTGCTAATCTGGACAAGGATAAAGCAGAAGAAGATGCCAAGGGTTATCGTGAACAGTACAAGGAACTTGATAATGTGATTGATGATATCCGTAAGCAGAAGACGGATCTGCTCACAAACGCAGACTTACCATTGCCGGGCTTATCCGTGGATGATGGCGAATTGCTCTATCTTGGCCAGCGCTGGGATAACATGTCTGGTAGTCAGCAACTACAGGTAGCGACTGCAATCGTGCGTAAATTGAAGCCAGAATGTGGATTCGTGCTAATCGATAAGCTGGAGCAAATGGATCAGTTGACTTTGCAAGAATTTGGCGCATGGCTCGAACAAGAAGGCTTGCAAGCAATCGCGACACGGGTATCAACAGGAGATGAATGTAGCATCCTGATTGAAGACGGCTATAGCGTTAAGCCAGTAGAATTTGCAAGCGCCGCTCAGCAAGGACACGCTGAAACAGTCGCACCAACATGGCAAGGTGGATTCTAGAAAGGAGATATAATGCTACCAGAATATGAAAAACAACGAATAAAAAAAGAAATTCAAGACTCAAAGGAAGACCCTATTCAAATTCTTATGATACAAAAAATCAAAGAACTTACAAAAGAGATAGCTGTTTTAGCTTCTAGAGATGCCACTACTTGGGCAGATGCTATTCATCGAATTGATAAGGCGATTAAATGGGTTGAACCTGACTATAAAAATGAAGTTGAAGTTATTGGTAGATTAGCGGAAAAACATTTGAAACTAATTGCTCTATATAGAAACATCGATGAAAGGAAAATCTAAATGAAAATAACTAGAGGAAAACGGGCACGGGCTCAAAAGGTAGTTATCTACGGCCCTGAAGGAATTGGGAAATCCACGTTTGCTGCTGAATTCCCAAACGCGGTCTTCATCGACACAGAAGGTTCAACAGATAACATGGACGTAGCTCGACTCGACAAGCCGACCAGCTGGACCATGTTAATCAATGAGATTGCTTTTATCAAAGCAAATCCGACAGAATGTGGAACGCTCGTAATCGACACAATCGACTGGGCGGAAGCTTTGGCAGTTAATTACATCTGTTCGCAACATGGTAAGCAAGGGATTGAAGATTTTGGCTGGGGCAAAGGTTACACTTATGTACAAGAAGAAATGGGACGTTTCTTGAATAGCCTATCTGACTTGGTTGATATGGGTATCAACGTGGTATTGACTGCGCACGCTCAGATTAAAAAATTTGAGCAACCAGATGAGATGGGGTCTTACGACCGTTACGAGTTGAAACTTGGCCAAAAGACAGGTTCTAAGACGGCACCGCTTGTCAAAGAATGGGCAGATATGGTTCTATTCGCCAATTACAAGACCTTAGTCATGACGACTGATAATGGCAAGAAGAAGGCGCAGGGCGGTGAGCGTGTGATGTATACCAATCATCGACCAGCTTGGGATGCTAAGAATCGACATGGGTTACCAGATGAACTGCCGTTCCATTATGCAGGGATTGCTCATATCTTTGTGAACCAACAAGTACCTACGCCACAACCTCAAACAGTCGCTCCAGAACCTCAGCAAACAGCACAACAAGCCCCTGAGCAAGTTCAAGAAGAACTACCTCTCGATATGTCACAGGTTGCTAAACAACCTCAAAATGAAGCCCCTAGCACGCCACCGACACCATCTGAGCAATATCATGCAAGCTTGCCAAAGAGTTTGACGGACCTCATGTCTCAGGACAACGTGACAGAAGAAGAGCTTCAAAAAGTCGCTTACATTCGTGGGCACTTTCCACTAGGGACGCCTATTGAAAACTTCCCGCCTGATTATTGGGATATGATTGTGGCGCATTGGCAGGCTACTATGGAAGTTATTCAAAACCAAGTGCGAGCAGATCCTGAACTACCCTTCTAGATGTAGATTCTGGGAATTAGAAATCATAGCAAAATATAACAAGGAGTATCTATGAAAGATAAAACTATTAAAATCGATTTGTCAAAAATCGCAAATACAGCCTTACAAGAAAAGGTTGACAAAGAACTTGAAAAAGTCCTTGAGAATATTCTGGATCTCAATACAGAAGCTAAAGCGACTCGCAAAGTTACTATCACACTAACGATGTCAACAGATGATGAGCGTACAGTCGTTAAGACAGGCATGGAAGTCAAATCTACCCTAGCACCGCAGAAAGGTGTTGCAACAACTGTCATTGTCGGTCGTGACGACACTGGTAAAATTCACGCAAATGAGCTCAAGAGCGGCATACCTGGTCAGACTTACTTTGATGACAACGGAGATATGCGGACCGATACTGGCGATCTCATCGAAAAAGTGGAACAACAGGAAAAATCTAAAATCATTGATTACAATCAAAAGAAAGCAGGTAACTAACCATGACAGAAAATATTAAAGATGCATTATCATACGCAGTCGAACTAGCTGGCAAAGAAAACAAAATCATTCGTTCAGAAACTGGGAAGGAATATTTTGATAGCAATGAATATGACTTACAGGAACTTAACCCTCGTAAGTACGCACCTATTCTGGAACTTCAGACACTCAAAAGTCTAGTTGACTATCTCAAATCAGATAACGATTTCATCAGTGATCGTAAACTTGTAGTTGTCGTGGACAGTTTCCAAAAAGTATCTGTATATGATCAAGTTGATTTTGAAAATGGCAAACGTCCTCAGCTCGTATCTGTAAAAGCAACCGTTCCAGTTATTCCTTTTAGCAATTGGCGCGACCAGGAAGAATTCAATATTATGCTGCAGTCTATGTTTATCGATGATGCAGACCGTAATTTGGTTTTGGATTTTGCTAGCCATTTGAAAATCGAAAAAGGTGCAGAAGTACAGGACAATGGCATCAGCCAAATGGCTACGGTTCGCGATGGTGTAGCAAGCTTAGCACAAGCTAAGACTCCAAATCCAGTAACCTTGCGACCATATCGTACTTTCAACGAAGTAGAGCAGCCTGCTAGTCAATTCGTCTTCCGCATCAATAAATCGGCGAACCTTGCGCTCTTTGAAGCAGATGGGGGTAAATGGAAATTAGAAGCCGTCGAAAGCATCGCAAATTATTTAAAAAATGAACTTGCTAGCAACAAAAAAATTACTATTTTAGCTTAAAGGAGAAATCAACATGACACAACAATACAACAACTTTGATCACGAAATTGGCTGGGAAGATACGATCGAAAAAGACTCGGATTTCGTCCTCTTGCCTGACGGATTGTACTATTTTACAGTCGTTGGCATGGAACGTACACGTCACACGCCGAATCCACAAAATCCCGGCAAATTGCCAGCTTGTAACAAGGCTATCGTTAGCATCAAGATTGTAGCTAACGAAGGCGAGACCGAATTGCGCCACAACTTGTTCTTACATAGCTCAACCGAAGGAATGCTGTCTGCTTTCTTTGCAGCGATTGGTCAAAAGAAAAAAGGCGAACCGCTTCGCATGAACTGGAATACCATTATCGGTGCAACTGGTGTATGTAAAGTCGGAACCCGACAATACAATAACAACAATTACAACGAAGTTAAGTCCATGCTCTATCCTGAGGATGTGGACTATACAAAAGTATTAAACCAGCAATCAGGACAAACTACACAAGCAAGCTACCAGCAACCACAGCAGCCGAATTTTGCGCAACAACCACAAGGACAAGCTGGATACCAAGCTGGACAATTCTAGGAGGTAAGGGATGCAATTAAGACCTTATCAACAGGAAGCACGGGAAGCTGTTCAAGCTGAATGGGCTAAAGGTCGCAAGCGCACGCTCTTAGTATTGCCTACAGGATGTGGAAAGACAATCGTCTTCTCCAAAATCATTGAAGACCAAGTGAAAGAGGGCAAGCGTGTGCTTGTCCTTGCTCATAGGTCAGAGCTTTTAGAGCAGGCTAGCGACAAGCTCAAGACTGCGACAGGACTCGGCACGGCCTTAGAAAAAGCTGAGAATACCTCTATCGGTTCATGGTATCGTGTTGTAGTTGGTTCTGTTCAGACGATGCAGAGAGAGAAGCGACTTAGTCAATTTCCTCCTGACTGGTTCGATACGATTGTGGTTGACGAAGCTCATCACGCTATTTCAGACGGTTATCAACGTGTGCTTGGTTATTTTGAACAGTCGAATGTATTGGGAGTCACAGCAACTCCCGACCGTGGAGATATGAAAAACCTCGGCTCATACTTCGATAGCTTAGCTTATGAGTATTCGCTAGTCCAAGCTATCCAAGAAGGGTACTTATCAAAAATTAAAGCCCTGACAATTCCGCTCAGCTTGGATTTATCAAACGTCAGTATGTCAGCTGGTGATTTCAAAGCGAGCGATGTCGGAACGGCACTGGATCCATATCTGGAACAGATAGCAGATGAAATGGCCAAGCAATGTGCAGACCGCAAGACAGTCGTATTCTTGCCTTTGGTGAAGACCTCACAGAAGTTTCGAGATATTCTAAACGCAAAAGGTTTTCGCGCTGCTGAAGTCAATGGAGAGTCCAAGGATCGCGCAGAGGTTTTAGAAGACTTTGAGAAAGACCGTTACAACGTGCTTTGTAATTCTATGCTCTTGACTGAAGGCTGGGATTGTCCATCAGTAGACTGTGTAGTTGTGCTAAGACCTACTAAGGTACGAGCGCTCTATTCTCAAATGGTGGGGCGTGGTACTCGCTTGCATCCAGGCAAGGAAGAATTGCTCTTGCTAGACTTCCTCTGGCATACGGAACGCCACGAGCTATGCCGACCCGCTCACTTGATTTGCGAGACTCCGGAAGTCGCTCAGAAAATGGTTGAGAATATGGAAGAGCAGACAGGTGTCATGCTTGACCTCGAAGATATGGAAGTCAAGGCAACCGAGGACGTGGTCGCACAGCGTGAAGAGGCTTTGGCTAAACAATTGGAAGAAATGCGTAAACGTAAACGCAAGCTAGTAGACCCGTTGCAATTTGAAATGTCTATCCATGCCGAGGATTTGTCAAACTACGTTCCTAACTTTGGATGGGAAATGGCGCCTGCTAGTGATAAGCAAATTAAAGCACTTGAGAAATACGGTATACTTCCTGATGAAATCGGGAATGCTGGAAAGGCTGCTTTATATTTAGACAGATTGCACAAGAGACAAGCAGAAGGTTTGACCACACCAAAACAGATTCGTTTTCTGGAAGGTCGAGGCTTTAAAGATGTCGGGATGTGGCAATTTGACCACGCTAGGAATATGATTGATCGCATTGCTGCAAACGGCTGGCGATTGCCAGCAGGCGTGCGACCAGCTGAATATATACCGGGGTGATGTATGAAGTTTCTTGATTTATTTGCTGGCATCGGTGGGTTCCGTCTTGGAATGGAATCCGCGGGTCATGAATGTATAGGTTTTTGTGAGATTGATAAATTCGCAAGAGCCAGTTATAAAGCTATACACGACACGAAGGGAGAAATTGAATTACATGATGCAACAAGAATCACGAAGAAAGAAATCAAAGTAATCGGACAAGTTGATGTTATCTGCGCAGGATTTCCGTGTCAGCCTTTCAGCGTTGCTGGTGCAAGACGAGGTTTTGAAGATACAAACGGAACTCTCTTCTTTGAAATCGCAAGGTTCGCTTCCGTTCTCAAACCTAAACTACTTTTCCTTGAAAACGTCAAGGGGCTTATTAGCCACAATAAAGGGTATACCTTCGAGACAATCATCGGAACATTGGAAGACTTGGGGTATGATGTCGAATGGCAAGTGCTTAACAGCAAAGATTTTGGAGTACCCCAAAATAGAGAACGGGTCTATATTATCGGACATCTTAGAAGAGGACGTACCAGAAACGTTTTTCCTATCATTGAAACAAGATCAGATAAATCAATTATCCAACTAGGAAATATCAAGAAAACTGGAAGTTTTGGCGGAAACCCTCAATGCGGGAGAATTTACAGTCCAGATGGGTTAGCACCCCGTTTAAACACAATGCAGGGAGGTCAAAGAGAACCGAAAATTCTTATCGACGGCAGAGTACGCAAATTAACACCTCGTGAGTGTTGGAGATTACAAGGCTTTCCTGACTGGGCATTTGACAAAGCTCAAGAAGTAAATAGCAATAGTCAATTATATAAACAAGCAGGAAATAGCGTGACAGTCAATGTTATCGCTGCAATAGCAAAGGAATTGGAATGAGGTGATGACTTGAAATTATTTCTTAACGAAGATTGCATGGACGTCATGAAAAGATATCCTGAAAACTATTTTGATTTAGCTATTGTTGATCCACCGTATTTTTCCGGACCAGAAAAAAGAAAATTTTACGGACGAAAAGTCAGTCCAATAGGTGTAAGCAGACTGTATGGCGAAACCTCAGAGTGGCAAATTCCAAATGGAGAGTATTTTGATGAACTTTTTAGAGTTTCAAAAAATCAAATCATTTGGGGTGTGAACTACTTCGACTACCCTTTTGGCCCTGGTCGCATTGTTTGGGATAAAGTTAATGGTCAGTCAAGTTTTTCAGATTGTGAGATAGCATACTGCAGTTATCATGATAGTACTCGGCTATTTCGTTACATGTGGAATGGTATGATGCAAGGGAAGTCAATATCTGAAGGACATATCCAGCAAGGAAATAAAGCACTTAATGAAATAAGGATACATCCAACGCAAAAGCCGGTTAATTTATATATTTGGCTATTACAAAACTATGCAAGTGATGGAGATAAAATCCTAGACACACACGTCGGCTCAGCAAGCAGTCTAATAGCTTGTGAAGAAATGGGATTTAACTATGTAGGTTGCGAATTAGACGAAGATATTTTCAACTCAGCAAAACAGAGACTTGAAAATTATAAGTCACAAATAAAATTATTTTAAAGGAGAAAACAGTGGCAGAGAATGATTTTAACTTGTTGCCGTTGCTGGATTATATCAATCCTGCCACGGTAGACTACCAGACATGGATAAATGTGGGCATGGCCTTAAAACACGAAGGCTACACGGCGTCCGACTGGGATAGTTGGTCGCAAAACGATAGCCGGTATAAGAAATTCGAGTGCTTCAAAAAATGGGACACCTTCAACGAAGAAGCAGGAACGATTGTAACGGGCGCGACTATTACCCAACTTGCAAAAGAAAATGGCTGGGTGTCACAATCTGGCTATGATAGTGAGAATGCTCATGAATTAGGTTGGACAGATACAATAGACCGTGATTATCGTGTCATTGACAAGGATTGGATTGAAGGTCAGGAAATCCATGAGCCGACAATTTGGAATCCAGTGCAGGAAATCATCAAATACCTTGAAACACTTTTTGAAGCTGGCGAAAATGTCGGTTATGTGACCAAGTGCTACCCAAAGACTGACGACGAAACGGGCGAGATTGTCAAATGGTTGCCAACAAAGGGAGCTTACGACCGTACAGCTGGTGAGTTGATTCAACTCTTACAAGAATGTAATGGAGATATTGGAGCTGTCCTTGGTGACTATCACGAAGAAGCGGGTGCATGGATTCGTTTTAATCCTATGGACGGAAAGGGCGCTAAAAATGAAAATGTGACGGATTTCAGATATGCTCTGGTCGAATCCGACAGTATGCCGATCGATAAACAAAACGCCATCTACAAAGAACTTGAATTGCCAATTGCAGCCTTGGTACATAGTGGAAATAAATCACTGCACGCCATCGTCAAAGTAGATGCTAAAAATTACGAAGAATACCGTAACCGGGTTGATTACCTTTACAAGATTTGCCAGAAGAATGGAATCATAGTTGATACTCAAAATAAAAATCCAAGTAGACTATCACGCATGCCAGGTTTTATTCGAAATGGTCAGAAGCAATTCTTGGTAGATACCAACATTGGTAAGGCTGACTGGGACGAATGGTATCAATACATCGAAGATTTGAACGATGATTTGCCTGATCCTGAAGGGCTGGCTGATAGTTGGGATAACTTGCCAGAATTGGCTCCTGAGTTGATTAAGGGCGTTCTTCGACAAGGCCACAAGATGCTGATTGCTGGGCCGTCTAAAGCTGGTAAGTCATTCGCACTGATAGAAATGTCTATAGCGATTGCCGAGGGTAAGAAGTGGCTCGGTTGGGAATGTACTCAAGGACGTGTCCTCTATGTTAATCTGGAGCTAGACCGGCCGTCTGCCCTGCATCGATTCCGTGATGTCTATCAGGCTATGGGATTGCCACCACAGAATATCAGTAACATTGATATCTGGAATCTCCGTGGGAAGACCGTACCGATGGACAAGCTAGCGCCTAAACTCATACGTCGAGCTTTGAAAAAGAATTACATCGCAGTTATCATTGACCCGATTTATAAGGTTTTGACGGGTGACGAGAACAGTGCAGATCAGATGGCACACTTTACCAATCAATTTGATAAGGTAGCCACTGAACTAGGCTCTAGCGTTATCTACTGCCATCACCACTCAAAGGGGTCGCAAGGTGGCAAGAAGTCCATGGACCGTGCCAGTGGTTCGGGTGTATTCGCTAGGGATCCTGACGCGCTTATCGATTTGGTCGAGCTGGAAGTGTCAGAGGAATTACTTACTCAGAGACTGAATCAGGCAGCGTGCGAGGTTTATAAACAAGCTTTACAAGAGCAAAACAATGCCTACTATCAACAGAATGTAGGCCTAGATGACCTATTGAATCCTGCTCAGATGCGGACGCACTTCGAGAAAGGTATTCCTGATGTCATGGCTCGCGCTCCATATACGGATAAGCTCGAAGAAGTTCGCAACAAGATCCAGACAGCGACTGCGTGGCGAGTCGAGGGCACGCTCCGAGAGTTCGCCAAGTTCAAGCCAGTCAACATGTGGTTCAGTTATCCAGTACACGCGCTTGATGAATCAGGCGTGCTGGCGGATATTAAACTGGACGACGATAAGCCAGGCTGGATGAAAGCTAAAGAGACTCGCAAAAAGAACGCAAAGGAAGACAAAAAGCAAAAACTGATAGAGTTTGACGAAGCAATCGAAAACGCGAATTTCGGCGAGCCACCCTCGAAAGAAGACGTAGCTGAGTATTTAGGAATTTCTGTAAAAACAGTTACTCGTAGATTGAATTCATCTAAAAAATATTGGTTCGACAAGAACTCAAATTCGATAAAAGAAAAAGGACAAGACCATAAAAACGTGGTTGTGTCTTTTGTCTAAAAAGGACAGACAAGACCATAAAAACGTGGTTGTGTCCCGGACAGACAACTATATATTATATATATAGATAATGTCCTGTCGTCCATCATGTCCATACCTGTATAGACAGGGTTGCTTAAAACGCACCCTGTCATATACAAGGGTCATGGACTAAAAGCGAAATTAGAAAAGAAAGGAAGTGCATTTATAAAAATGTCTATTGAATTCTTTTTACCAATGCAAAAAATTCCGACTACAACCCACCAGCAAAAAAAGGTAAATGTGAGATTTGGTGAGCCAATCTTTTATGAGCCAGAGGATCTGAAAAATGCCAGGGCGAAATTTGAGAGCTTACTCGCGCAGCATGTCCCTCCAAACAAAATTAAAGGAGCAATTCGGCTGACGGTCAAGTGGTGCTTCCCTCGTATCAAAAAAAGCTACGATGGCCAGTACAAGACCACTAAGCCAGATACAGACAATCTGCAGAAGCTACTCAAGGACTGCATGACGAAACTGGGATACTGGCAAGATGACGCCCAAGTGGCTAGCGAGATTGCCGAAAAATTTTGGGCAGACACAGTAGGGATCTATATCAAGATTGAGGAATTGCCATGAAAATCAATTATATTGATTTCTTTAGCAGAGTCATTCCGGAATGGATGGCGCGCAGCAATCAGAAGAGCCAAGAAGTCGGTTTTGGCTCAGATGCTTATTGGCTTTGGGTCGTGTTGTCTATCAGCGAAATTTGCAAGCAATACAATGATGATGAGCTGGTGACGGAGCAGTTCGGTCTGCTCTTCAGCTGGCTAGAAAAACAAGCGGGATAAAACATGGAATACAGCAAACAGACAGTCATTGACGGACTGAAACGGACAATCGAGCAGACGGAAGCAAGGATAGTTGAACTATCTGATCCGTGTGTCAAATCGCTTGCTTTTAGCAGATCTGAGGAAAGAGACTTGCTTAAAAAGAAAGTGAAAAACTGGAAGAAGAGAATAAAGGAGTTGGAAGAATGAGTAAATTTGAAATCTCCCTGTCTAAAGATGACCTTGAATATATCGCTAACGGTTATGACATCAAAATCAAAATCGACGGTAAAAGATTTTTGGAAATAAATGAAATCATTTTGAAGCTTGCATTGACAAATGATGTTATGGCTCCGATATTGAATTATAGAAATAAAATAATCGATACTGAACAGCAAAATATTGTTAATAATTTCATAGGAGGTGCAAGATGACTCCGAAATTTAGAGCGTGGGATAAACTCAGGAAGAGGATATCTGTAGTTGATAGAATTTACTTTGATACCGAAGGTGTTCAGCTGCGTGATAACGGAGGACTGTATTGGCGACATTTCAGAGAAGTTATCCTCATGCAGTCAACAGGGCTCAGAGACAAGAATGGCAAGGAGATTTTCGAGGGGGATATCGTTCAATTTTCCGATAGTCTATATACTGTTTTTTACGATATCAAGGAAGGAAGCTATCGATTAAAACCACACGACGATAGGTGGGTTATAGATTATATGTCTAATTTTTCAAGTGACGAAAGTTTTGAAATCGTCAGCAATATCTACGAAAACAAGGAGTATTTATGATTATTATTAACACAAATGCTAAAAATCCACTTTTACAAAAGGTGAAAGAGGAGCTTGATTTTTTAGGAGTCAAATACGAAATAAAAAAATCATGGACAGATGAACTTATCAAGCAATGTTTTATCAATAATTTTGAATTTTGTTCTGGTCATTATATGGGCCAAATCAGAAAGTTGAATTTTAACCAGGCATTAGAACTGACACACCAAAACCCTAAAATGTTGAGAAAGTTTATTGTCATAAATGGTAATAAAGCAATTGCAGATTTTCCTAAAATCGGTCTTATCAGAAAACAGTTGAAAGGTTTGATGAAATGAGTGATGCGAAAAGATTTTATAATCATATAAGAAAACAATTGGTCTATGTTCCGAATACGTCAATTGCAGAGCGATTGAAAAAGCATATTTTAGCACATCCAAATTTTAACAGTAGCAGAAGTTTTTTAGATTTGGTTGTAGCGAACTACTGCACCAACAGAAAGAAAGATAAGTTACCTAGCCTTGAAGTGATGAACTGGTTAGGCAAATTTTTAGATGTAAACTACGAAAATTCAGAGCTTTTGGAGGTAGGCGATTGACGATCAATATCAAACAACGATTAAAAGCTTTGCAGTATATCGATATCAAAGCGAAGTCGAAGCACCAGGAAATCATTAGTCTGAAATCAAGCATCTTGCGAGGACAGCAGTTTGACAACATGCCAAAGTCAGAAAGCTCGTCTAATCGCTCTGAGGAATTGAATGTGCTGATTATTGACAAATCAGAACAACTGTATCAGGAAATCCAAGAACTCTATCGGGAACGGGATGAGCTGGTGCAAGTGATTGAGTCATTGGACGACCCTGTAGAAAATATCATCATGCGGTTGTTGTATATTGATGGATTGTCGTGGAATCAAATTCAGGCTCAGTTACGTTGTGGGCGCGGAACGATTCATCGGGCTAGAGAGAGTGCTTTGAAAAAAATTTCTAAAAAATGGAACTAATGGAACTCTTTGGAATTTTTAAAGTGATATTATGGTATTGTCAACGAGTAAGGCAAGTACTTGATGACTCCTTTAACTTTCCGTAACGGCATCATGGATAAGTCAGTGATTTCCTCTTTGTCTTTTTGGGTTCAATCCTTGATGTCGTTATTTTTTTGAACTTACAAATGGTCGGCAGTAGCGACTGGACCTTGCATGATTGCGTAGCTAATTATATTCCGGATAAGTTATAAGCTAGAGGGTTTGATTCCCTCAGAGGTTTTAAATGACTACAAAAAATAAAAAAGAAAAAAGTAATTTCTAATTAACACCGCAAGTCTGTAGTCTGCTTGCACTGAGTCACTCTTTGAGTGGCTTTTTTAGTTTATTATTGGTAGGTGAATAATGGATGTCTCGACTAGAGAAGAACGCAACCAGTTTTACAATTCCAGTGAATGGAGAGCACTTCGTAAGTTAGTACTTGAACGTGATCACAACGAATGTGTTTGGTGCAAAGATGAAGGCAAAGTCACGAGAGAGAACCTAGAAGTTGACCACATCAAGGAGCTAGAGTTCTATCCAGAGTTTGCACTTGATATCGACAATCTACGAACATTGTGCAAAGCATGCCATAACAAGAGACATGATCGCTTTGATAAGAATGACAGAAATTTTAGAAAAGATGAATGGTGGGGTTAGGTGAACAAATATTAAATACCCCCCGGTCAAAAAAATCGGAAATTTTCAAAGATGTCGGTAAGCGGTCTGCACTCGACTGTCCAAATTTTTATTATTTTTTTCATACACGACCCCCTCCCCCTCTTAAAAAAATAAAAATATGAAAGGAGGCAATAACGATGAGTTTAGCTAAGCGAAACGAAAAAGTTAGAACTGAGCAAAAGCGCCTCATGGCTCAATTTTCGGATATACCTCCGAATAAAAAAAGTCTAGCTTATGGATTGGTAGTTCAAGCAGCAAGATTGCGAGTGGCATTGAACGAAATGTGGGAAGATATATCTAAAAAAGGATATTATACATTATTTAAACAATCCGAACAACAAGACCCTTATGAAAGAGAAAGACCAGTTGCTAAATTATATAATGCTCAAGAAACTAGTTATCAAAGAATTATAAAACAATTGATCGATTTACTGCCAGATGAAAAAATCGAAGAGGCAGAAAAAAAACAAGTCGAAAGTAGTGAACTGCTATGATTTCACATCCACTTATCGACGAATACATTGAACTGGCAGAACAAGGAAAGATTATTGTTAATTATGAAAGGAAGTTGCTGTTTAGAATCATCAAAGAGAAAATCTACCCTCGTGATGATTTATATTTTGATAATGACCTGATTGAGAAATTCATTCGGTTTACGGAAAAAAACTTTTTTCCTCTAGCGAAATACCAGCTTTTCTTGACTCCGTTCATTTTTCTTTTTCGGAAGGAAGACGGGGAGCCACACTTTGACGAGTATCTATACACTCTTGCTCGCGGTGGTGGTAAGAATGGTTTCATGTCTGCCAGGTCTTCGTTCTTTATCAGTCCTATCTACCCTATCAGAGATTATGATGTAACTATCACTGCGAACTCAGAGAGGCAGGGCAAGGTTTCGTTTGAGGAGGTCTATGAGACCATTCAAAGGCGCGGTCTTGAGGACCATTTCTATCTAACTAAAATGTCTATTACAGGTCGAGCGAACAACTCGGTCTTTTCTTTTCGGACGAATAATCCGAAGACTATGGACTCTGCTCGTGATGGCTGTCTTGAGTTCGACGAGATTCATCAGTTTGAAGATGATAAGGCAGTGAAGGTCCAAAGGTCCGGTCTTGGTAAGATTGCTCATGCTCGGACTTTCTACAACGGGACGAATGGATATGTGCGTGAGGGGTTCTATGACAAGCTGATAGAGAAGTCTATGCAAATCTTGAATGGAGAGGTTGACGATTTCAGGCTATTCCCTTTCATTTGCAAGCTAGACAGTGCGGATGAGGTTGACGATATGAAGAATTGGCCAAAGGCAAATCCGATGTTGGATGAAAGCACTCCTTACGCTAAGAGGTTGCTTGCAAGAACTAAAGCTGATTATGATGACCTTGAGTTGGAGCCGTCTGGCCGTCAGGAGTTCATGACTAAACGGATGAACCTTCCTGAGGCAGACCTTGAGAAAGATGTCACCTCTCGAGAAAAGCTAGTTGCTTGTTTGCGTTCTCCTGGTATTGACTTGAAAGGTCGGTCATGTGTTGCTGGGTTTGACTATGCGAGCATCCGAGACTTTGCGAGCGTTGGTTTGCTATTTAAGAATGGGGATGAGTTCATCTGGAAGCAACATTCATTTGCTCGTAAAGCATTCTTGAAAGCGTTCAAGCTAAAAGCGCCTATTCAAGAATGGGCAGACAAAGGCTTGTTTACGATTGTGGACGGTCCTAGTATTGATCCACGGCTTTTGATTGCTAAGCTGGTAGAATGGAGAAAGCTTTACCAAATTGAACTTGTATGTGCCGATGGTTTCAGAATGGACTTATTGAAACCTCTTTTGGAAGAGGCTGGCTTTGAATATGAGTTCTTGCGCAATCCTGGGGCGATTCAATCTAAGGTTGCGCCAATTATTGAAGATGGATTTGCAAACGAGCGTTTTATCTTTGAGGATGATAACTCAATGATTTGGTATACGGATAATACCTACGTCAAAGAGGACAAGGATGGCAATAAGCGTTTCTTGAAGAAAGAACCTGTCAGAAGAAAGACGGATGGGTTCCATGCTTTGATAGCTGCTCTTTACAAGAGGGAGCTGGTGCAAGAGTCGAATGTTGGGGAATTCCTTGACATGCTCGAGGATTGGGAGTTTTAGGCAATGACATTATTGTAATTGAATATTGCTCTGTTTTTTTGATATACTAATTCTTATATTTAGTGCAATATTATTTTGCTAAATGGATTAGGAGATGGACACATGAACAGGCAGGAACAATTACTTGAATTAGAAAATGAAATAGCTAAAGCAAATAAGGAAATTGATAATTTAAAATCAGGTATGACTTCCGGTCAGATGATTTCAGTGATTTTTCCTTTGAAATTTGATACAATGAAATCATATTTTAGGAGGAGTCATTATGTCTAAAGAAAAAATTACGTCTGTATATGTTGATGAAAACGGTAATATCTATGAGTTGAAAAAGTCAGTTTGGAAGAGACCGTTGTTTTGGTCAACGATGGTGCTATCTATCTTTTTCATTCTACTTTTTAGCTTATTGATAAGAGCAGCAGTTATTTATAATGAGTTAGACAATATGTATAGTCAACTTCAATCAAAGCAAAGTACCAGTGATAGGATATCGAAGAAGGTTAATTCTTACATGCGAGCGGTAGCACCAACAGCTATGTCGGAGGCTGCGGATTTTGCAATGTCTAGTAATGACCATGAGTATAAATTTGGAGAATCAGTCAAGTACCCTGATGGGAATTTGACAGTTAACAATCCTCAAAAAGATGCAACGGGTATGATTGCACTAAATCATGGATATGAAAATTATGAATTAATGACAGTAGGTGTGATCTTTGAAAATACTAGCTCATCTGCTATCACAATCAACCCTAAATTGTACTTTGCGAGTAATTCCTTTGATGAATATTTTGAATACGACGCGGTATTTTTAGGTGAAAATACGACTAAAAATAGTGATGATATTATCACTGTCCCTGCTGGGAAAAAAGGTGTTTTTGCTATCTTTTACGCTATTCCTAAAGAACAAGCAAAAGATGAAAACTATCAAGTCCAGTTCTACAACAGTATCTGGAAGAATAAATAATGGAATAATCTAAAAAGCATCTTTGGATGCTTTTTTATTGTTTTTGGGTGGGTGGTCGGCAGAAAATAAAAGAAAGGAGGAAGTGCATTGGGGTTACTGAATTTATTTAAGCGTGAAGTACCAGAGGTTGGTTTTGAGTTCGAGGACCTTGAGCGGATGTTTGGCAATCTGCAACTAAAAAGCTTAGCGATTGATAAGTCAGCTGAGTTCATCGCTCGAATTTTCGCTAAGTCCGCATTTAAGTATCAAGAAAATGGTAAGGCTAAGTCTTCTGATTGGGACTACTTGCTGAATGTAAGACCGAACAAGAACGAATCTGCGTCAGACTTTTGGCAAAAGGTCGTCTACAGGTTGATTACTAAGAATGAAGTCCTAATCTTTCTTACAACTGATGACCAGTTACTCGTTGCTGACTCTTACACACGGACTAAATATGCTGTTTATGATGATGTGTTTGAGTATGTGACTTGCAGAGGGTTCACATTTGAGAAGCGTTTTAGAATGAGCGAAGTCATTTTTTTACAGTACAACAATAATCGATTGCAAGATTATATTTCTGACTTATTTGCTGATTACGAGAAGTTGCACACTCGTTTGGTTGAGGCCTTAGCTAGGAATAATCAAATCAGAGGAACTCTGAAAACCAAAAACAATGGGAGTTTTAATACGGAGATGCTTACGAAACTTCAATCTTATGCAGAAGTTCTTTTTAAATCGTTTAGCACTAAAACGATTGCCATTGTTCCGGCTCAAGATGGAATGGAATACACTGAGCATACGAATACAACAGGGACTTCAAATATTTCTGTTGATGAGTTGAAGAAACTTCGTCGGCAATTTGATGATGAGGTCGCTGATATCTTAGGGATTCCAACAGCCTTAATTCACGGAGACATGGCCAATCTGGAAAATAGCCAAAAAATGTTTAATAGTTATTGCTACCAATCGCTTGTTAAGAAAATGAGTGATGGGCTTAATTTCGCTTTAGTGTCAAGAGGGAGATACGAGCGCAATAATCTATTTGTAATCATTGGCGAAGGTCAGAAAGATAAGTTTGCACTTGCCGAAAACATTGATAAGCTTATTTCTTCTGGAGCGATGACTCGAAACGAGGTGCGCTCTGAACTTGGCTTAGAATCTGTCCCTGGTGGCGATAAATTCCTCATCACCAAAAACTATCAACTTGGTGAACAGTTAGAGAAAGGAGGTGAGAAATAAGATGAAGGTAATTCCGATTAAGGGTACGATTGTATCAAACAATGACAGATGGCTTTACGATTGGCTTGAGTGGGATGCAACCGCTCCAAAAGATGTCGTCCTTCCTGATAGTGGTGAACCGATTGAGGTTCATATCAATTCTGGTGGAGGTGATGTCTATGCTGGTAGTGAAATCTATACTGCTCTACGCTCGTATCCTGGTGACGTGACCGTGAAAATTGTCGGTATTGCAGCAAGCGCAGCAAGTGTGATTGCAATGGCAGGAGATACGGTTGAAATCAGTCCGACTGCCCAAATCATGATCCACAATGTTTCAACGCAAGTAAATGGAGATCATAATACCCTACTTCATGAGGCTGGGGTACTAGAAGGGTTTAACAAATCTATTGCTAGTGCCTACGTTCATAAGACTGGCAAGGCTCTTGATGACTTGCTTGGATTGATGAATAAGACTACCTGGTTTGATGCTGAATCAGCTTTGAATCACGGTTTTGTAGACAAGATTATGTTTACACATGAAGTCGCTCCAACTTTGGTTGCGAGTGAAACTCCTATGATCCCAAGTGATTTTATTGAGAAAATGAGGTCAGTAATGACTCCTGATATTGATAAAATCGCAGAGTTGGTAGCTAATAAGCTAGAAGCTCGACAAATTGAAAAAGAGGCTTTCGAAAATAGCGAATTTGTACAGAAGAAATTCAATTTTCCAGAAAGTCCAGACAATAGCACAGACAAGGCTGTTCCTAAAGGGTTCGGTCTTTTTATGTTTTAAGAAAGGAAAAACAGAATGACAATGCAATTATCTAAACAATTTGAAAAACAACGCCAGGCATTTTTGGATGCCGTTACAAATGGCGCTCCTCAAGAAGAACAAGCAAAGCTCTACAATGACATGATTGAGTCCATGACAAATGAAATGATGGCTCAAGCTCGTGATGCTGCCCGTGAAGAAGTTTCTGCCTTGAATCCATACGATGATAAGCTGACCGCTGAAGCTCGTGAGTTTTTCAATAACATTGAAAAAGCCGCACCTCAAGGGATTGAGAAGCTCATCCCACAAGAAATCATTGATCGCATCTTTGAAGATCTGGTACAATCTCGCCCACTCCTTCAACACATTGGCCTTAAAAATGCTGGTATTCGCTTGAAATTCCTCAAATCAGAGCAAACAGGTCAAGCTGTTTGGGGAAAAATCAATGGAGAAATCCAAGGACAGCTCAAACAAAAATTCAACGAAGAAGAAGCAATTCAACACAAATTGACAGCTTTCGTTGTAATTCCAAAAGATGCTGAAAAATTCGGACCAGCTTGGTTGGCAAAATTCGTCTCTGTTCAAATCACAGAAGCCTTTGCAGTTGCCCTTGAAGCTGCTTTCTTGAACGGTGATGGGGATAATAAACCTATCGGACTTTCTCGTACTCTTACAGGAACTGTTTCAGGCGACCATACAACTCATGCTGAAAAAACAGCTCAAACTACTAAGTTGACTTTTGCTGACTCAGCTACCGTAGTCAAAGAATTGACAAAGGTTTACAAACATCACTCTGTTAAAGCAGACGGAAAAACTCCAGTTGCAGTAGAAGGTAACCTTGTAATGGTTGTTAATACAGCTGACGCTTGGGATGTGAAGAAACAATACACTTCATTGAACGCTCAAGCTGTTTATATCACAGCTATGCCATTCAACCTTATCTTGGTTGAATCTGTGGCACAGACGGCTGGTAAAGTAACTACATTTGTCAAAGGTCGCTACGATGCCTTTGTCGGTGGCGGTATTTCACTCGGTCGCTACACAGAAACCTATGCTTTGGAAGATTTGAACCTTTACACCGCTAAGCAATTTGCTTACGGTAAGGCTCACGATGAAAAGACTGCTGCAGTCTGGAATCTACAACTTCCCCAAGCCTAATCTAGGAGTTGAGCCATGACTCCAGAAGAACAACTTCATCCACTTCTTAAATCTTTCAAGGAGCGGATGAGGATTTTTCATAGTGGAGAGGATAATAACCTCTCCCAAATGTTGGAAAGTTCTGAGTCAGCCATCCTCTGTCTGGTCGGTAGTAAGGACTCTACCGATCCACAAGTGAGAGAGCTGATCTTAGAACGTGCTCGATATGCCTACAATGACCAAGTTGAGTTCTTTTACGGGAACTTTCAAGGGGATTTGATGGCATTGTCACTAGAAAATTACAAACCGGAGGAAAACCATGATTAAGGTTTTAAAAGGCTTTTACGACCTCAAAGAAGGGGTATTTCGTTCCATTGGTCAAGAATTTGAAGCGTCAAAAGAGCGCTTTGATGAAATCAACGAAGCGCTGCCTGACTTTGTTGAATGGGAAGAAAAAACTACAGAAGTAACAACGCCTGATGTCCCATTATACTAATCGTCCTAGCTATAGTTACAAGAAGCCTGAGTCTCAAAACGGAGACTTGAGGACTCCCCTGACTTTCTATACTTCTAAAGTTAAAGAGGGGGTTGATGGCCGTGATGTGAGTTACAAGAAGGCTTTTTATACGATGGGCCAAGTTTACTCACCTAGCTTCAAAGATATTGAGATTGCGACAGGTAAGGCATTGAAAGCTAAGATGACTTTGAAAATTCGTGATCCTTTGGATGATTACCAACCTGACAATCGCCACTTTGTCGAAGTTGAGGATTTGCGCCTAAAAGGTAAAAAATGGCAAATCATCGATGTACGTCCCGATTATCATAATCGGGACTTTTTGATAGTTATTATCGGAGGTGGTCGTGATGTCTAGTGGAGCTAATCTAAAAGGATTTGATGATGTTTTGAGGAATATCGAGGCTCGTTTAGGTGAGCCAGTGGTTCGTAGAAAGGTCAACAAGACTTTGAAGGAGACGGTTGAGGAGTTTGAGCCTACTTTCAAACGGGCTATGGCGGTGTACGCTGACACTGGGAAGACGGTTGGTGCGGTTGTTCATGGAAATGTGACAGGTACTGCTAGTGGTGTTCCAATGGTTAAATTAGGTTTCAAAAGTCCTCGTTGGACTCTTATTCACTTAAATGAATTTGGATACGCAAAGAATGGACATCCTCGCGGTTTCGGTATTATGCGTCGCTTTTTTGAAGGCAGCAAACCAGTCTTCAAATCTAAAGTCGGCATGAAATTAAAACAGGAGTTTTTGTAATGATTAAGGACAAATTAACTGAACTATACAACGCTTTGGAAGAAGATGAGTCTTTATCTGGTATTAGTATCAAGTCATTTGAACGTCCTGAGACCTTGGGAGATGATGAAACAAGTATTGTCATTATCCCTGTCGGTCCTCCGATGCAGACGGCTCATGGGAGCAATACTAGTCTGGCTAAGACTTTTCTCTATCAAATCAATGTAGAATCTACTGATCGAGTGGAGTGTAAGGAACTCCAAGGAAGAATTGAAAAAATAATGGAAAATCAGGGATTTTATCAGACTGAAGGTGGTTTAGATCAATGGATCCCTGATATCAAACGCTATGTAGACGCTCGAACCTACAAAGGTCAGAGTGGTCTATACGAAGAATACTAAATTAAAGAAAGAGGTGCTATAAATGGCATTAGTTGGTTTTAAACGCATGACAATTCGTGTGTTGGATGGGGAAGCTACTCCAACGCTTGGGAAAAACCTTTTTGTGGTAGAAGGTAAAACCGGGGAGGGTGCGACTCGTACCGCTAAGATTACAGGGCTTTCAAGTGAACCTGTTAAAACTTACGGAAGCGATGTCGCTTATTACACATCAAATCGCGGTGTAGGTGATGTAAAGATGGAAGTGACAGCAGTTGACATTCCTCACATGGTCCTTGCTAAAATCCTTGGACACGTAGTCAAGGATGAAATTGTTTATATTGGTGAAGATAGCGCTGCTCCACTTTGTTCAGTTATGCTTGAATCCAAAACAGCAAGCGGGACAAAAGCACAAGTCGGCTTCTTTAAAGGTCGCTTCTCAATGGATGCTGAAGAATTGGAAACTCAAAAAGACAAGCAAGAGGAGCTTTCAGATGATAGTTTGAGCTTTTCAGCCATCGCAAGTGATGATGAAGAAATCAAAGGTAATTGCTATGGTAAGTACATTGGTAATGACGAAGAAAAAATCAAGAAACTAAAAGGTCAACTTAAAATGGTTGCTGTAGGGTAGGAAGAGGGCGCAAGCTCTCTTTTTATCTTTTTTCTAGAAAGGAAAGTAAATGGCTAAGGTTAAATTTTTAATTAAAAATGAAAAAGGTCAAGATGTTCAAAAGACTAGTAAAGAAATTACCACTAAGGACTATCGTGACTATCTGATCCTCAATGAAGCACTATCATCTGATATGTCAGAGGTAGAGAAATTAGACAAACAATTGGAATTCATCGCCTCACTGTTTGAAGATTTGGAAGTGGAAGAACTTTTGAAATTCACGGACATGGCAGATATTTTTGCGGTATTTGCAGACATCTACTCTCATCTGGTGGGTGATGTTGACCCAAAGGAGAAAAAATAAAGCCAAGTGAAGCACTAAAACGGTTTTATGGCTTTGTCAAGCAAGCTACTGAAGGGCCTTACGGTATGAGTATCCGGGACGTTATGGATACGAGCTGGGAGGACCTGATGGGCGTTCTTGGTGAAACTGAATCTGCTAAAACTGAGGAAGTCATGGATCTTGCTGACTTTCTCCAGCTTATTTGATGAAAAGGCTTTACAAAACACTTCAATAAGCATATAATAAGGGTAAGGAGGTGAGTGGGATGAAGATGGTAGAACAAAATCGCAGGCGGTGTCTATTTTGGACATTGACTTTTGTAATATATATCTGTTTTGGTATTTACTGTGTTTGTACGAACTTTGGGAATACGATTGGGCAGATATTATTGTCGCCATTCATCATCGCTTCTTTGCCTTTATATGGATATGGCCTCCTAGGTGTTTTTATATGGGCAATGATGTCTATGGCTTTTAATGATTATAAGAAATAAAAATAAGAAAAGTCCGCAAGGGCTTTTTTCTTTTACCTGAGAGGTTAGGAAGGAGAACAATATGGCAAGCGGTACGCCGTTAGGTCAGATGTATATCGAGCTAGGGCTGGACGTGTCGAAGTTCAACCCTACTCTGAATGGTGCAAAAAACTCTGTAAAGTACTTTCAAAACAATGTCCGTTCTTTGGATAGTACTTTGAAAGGAAATGAAAAAAATGCTGGGTTACTTCAAGCTAAATACAAGACTTTAGGGCAAGCTATTGATTCACAACGTAAAGTTTTGGATGAGATGAAGAAAAGTTTTGATAAACTCGACCCTGGAACAGCTAACTTTGATAAAGCTGCTGCTGATATTCAGCGTGAGAATGCTAAGTTGGCAGCAATGGAAAACCAGCTACGTGGAGTTGAAAAAGCTTTGAAAGATGTTGGTCGCGAAAATAGCTGGGCTGGGAAAATGGACAAGCTAGGAGACACCTTTAAGCGTGGTGGCGAAAAACTCCGTGCAATGGGTGATGCTATGAAGCCTGTATCAACAGCTCTTACTGCTGGTTTTGCCCTGTCAACTAAGAAAGCTATAGACTTTGAAAGTCAAATGAATACGACCAAGTCGCTCCTAGCAGATACTATCCCAACTGCGGATGAACTGAATAGCACCACACAAAAATTGGGTGAGAGTTCGAAAGGTTGGGCGAAACAGTATGGTATCTCAACATCCTCCATCAATGAGGGGATGCAGGAAATTATCAAAAAAGGGTTTGATGCTAATCAGACTATTGCAGCGATGCCTGCTATCTTAGATGCTGCTAAGGCATCGGGCGATGATTTTAACGTGGTAATGAATGCCTCGACTAACATCTTACGTCAGTTTGGGCTAGAGGCTAAGGATACGAACCGTGTTACAGATAGCTTGACTTATGTGGCCAACAAGACATCAGCTGGCTTTTCAGATATGGGGCTAGCTATGGAGTATATAGGTCCTGTAGCTCACTCTTTGGGCATGTCTATTGAGGAAACGTCTGCAGCTATCGGTCTTCTTTCTGATAATGGTATCGCTGGGGAAAAGGCTGGTACAGCTTTACGTGGTGCGCTTTCTAAATTGCTCAAGCCTTCTAAATCAAATGCTGCAGCAATGAAAGAGCTTGGTTTTAGTGTTGAAGAGTTCCAATCTGGCGCTTTAAAACTACCTGACATTATCGATCGCATCAAGGAATCAACAAAAGGGTGGACAGATGCTGAGAAATCATCTGCTATTGCTCGTGCTTTTGGTGTTGAAGCTCAAACTGGAATGAATGCCCTTATCAACCAAGGAGGGGATGCGTTACGTAATCTTACCAAGGAAACTGAAAATGCTCGCGGGTATACTAAAAAATTGGCGGATGAGCTGTCTAAATCATCTAAAAATGGAGTAGAGCGATTCAAGTCAAGTTTGGAAGTGCTTCAAATCAACATCGGTCAGAAACTCTTGCCTCTACTCACGCCTCTCCTTGAAAAGGCAAATGAGTTTATTGAGTGGTTAGATAAGGCACCCGAAAGTACACAGAAGTTAGTACTTGGTTTTGGTGGTTTCTTAGCTTTGGGGTATCCATTGCTGAATATGTTGGGGAATGCATCAACAGGATTAGGTTATCTCTTTAAAGGAGGTAGTAAGGTTGCGAGTCTGTTTTCTAAGGGGTTAAGTCTTGGAAAAGCGGGTACAGAAGCGGCTGAGCTGGGAACTCAGGTAGCTGAGACTGCTGGAAAAACTGGATTACTCAAGACAGCTTTAGCTGGATTGACGAGTCCTATCAGTCTTTTAGTCGGAGGCACGGCTCTGCTGGCTTATGGTCTAGCCTATCTAGCTAATGAGAAAGACAAGGCGCGTATCAAAGCGGAGGAATTCGGCTCTACCTTAAATGACGTTCAGCGTGGAGAATTACGAAGCTTTCAAAAGACTGTTGATGAAACCAGTACGGCCGTCGCAAACTTTGGCACCCATGCTGGAGACGTTGAAAAAGTTTCTGGAGCCTTTAAAAAGCTTTACGATGAGATTGTGGCTGGAGCTGAAAAGGCGAATCAGAGAGTGCAGGAATTGGCTACAAAATGGGGTCTTTCTGAAGAAGATGTCGCAAGAGCGAAAGAGAAAAATGCCCAGATGGTAAGCAACACAGAAGCGATGATGAATCAAATCAATGAGATTTATCAGCGTCATAACGGTGATGCGAGCAAGTTTTCTCAAGAGGAGAAAGAAATCATCCTGAACAATCAGAATGAGATGATCAAAGCCAAACTCTCAATGATGGACTTATCAGCTGAACAACAGACGGCAGCTTTGCAAGCTTTGAATGGCGATATCAGAAGTCTGAACGAAACGCAACTGAAGCATACTAGAGATGTTTTGAAACAAGCTTTAGATGAAGAAAAACAACTTTATGAAACCTCAAAAAGTGAGTTGAAAGAGTTGCTTAACGGAAAAGCGATTGACCAAGAAACTTATAATAAGAGAATTCAAGAACTTGAATCGAAACATAACCAGACAATGGAAGCTCTGGGAAGTAAGTATTACCAAGTTATGAAAGCTATGGATGAAGAGTGGAAAACTCGGACTCGTTCTAACACTGGTAACAATTACTGGGAAGAAGCCAAGAAAGTTCTAGAAGAATATGGGCTATCCTATGAAGAAATCGGAAAGAAAGCTGCTGAAGCATCTCAAAAGGTAGGGAATTCGCATAGTATTCTCGCTAACTACACTAGCGATATGAGCAAGGAAGTCAAAGAGGCTAATGATGCTTGGTCGTTGCTTGTCGGTAACATCAATGAGAATGGTAATTTTGAAGTCAAGTCCAACGTAAAAGAAGTTATTGGAGAAGCCACCAAATCCGCTGAAGGTTGGGAACAATTGCAGTTTATTGCTAAAACTGCGGAAATCAACTCAAACGCTCGCGCTACAATTGCAGAGGCTCTTGTCGAATCCGGTAAATGGAAAAACATGACTCTCGAAGAGAAACAAGTAATTGTCAAGAATCAAGCTGGTCTACAAGCTATCTTTGATAGCGAAACCCATCTTAAAACATGGAACAGTATGCCAGCGGAAGTCAAAGAACTTCTCATGAAGAATACAGACATCATGAACAAGGCGGAGGAAGCCTCAAAGGCTCTGTCTAATTATGAAGCTCTGAAACCAAAACAGAAGGAGTTGCTGGCTAATGATGAAAGCGTCCGAAAAGCAGTCGCTCGCTCAACTGATACTTTGACAACCTGGAATGCAACTACTCCGTTTACAAAAGATTTTAAGGCAGATCCTACGAATGTTTTGAACAATGGCCAGTTATCTATCGATAAGATTACAGCATGGAATTTCGCATCTGCTGAGACTAAATCTCTGGATGCGGTGGACAATACGAGCGCAGCTGTAGGAAGTGCCATTTTGAGTGTTAATTCACCAAAACAAGAAGCTCCTATCAACTTGTTTGCTGCTGACCAAACGGGCGGTGTACGAAACGATACGAGTGGTGCTATCAATGCTATTAAACAGTATGATCCAGTGGATATTCTTGCTAAGAATAGCACTTCTGCGACTGTTAGCGAGGTCAAAACGGGAGTGAATGGTATTCAGGACAAAACTGTTACTATCAGTGCTCGTGACAATGCGTCTGGTGTTCTTTCAGGAATCAAGAGTTGGATTGATAGCGTTACTGGTAACTTCTTCACAAATATCTTTGCGAGCAAACATGCCCACGGGACTAACTATCACCCTGGTGGTCTTGCTATCGTCAACGACCAAAGAAATAGCAACTACAAGGAAATGGTCACTCTGCCAAATGGTCGTAGTTTCATCCCTCAAGGTAGAGACGTCTTGCTTCCTCTTCCTAGAGGTTCTAAAGTCTTGCGAGCTGATAAGACTAGACGTTTGATGCGTGAGATGGGTGTTCCGAAATACGCTTCTGGTATCGGGATCCCGAGTGATGCAAAATTTCTTCGTGAAATGGAACAAGCTCAACGTAATATCACTATTCAGACTACAAGTGTTCAGAACGGGCAAGATACAGACAAAATCGTGTCTGAGATGGCGATTCTGAGAGCAAGTTTAGAAAAATTACTTACTGCTATCCTTAACAAGGACACAAACGCTTACCTAGACAGCTCAAAAGTTACGGATATCGTTACTAAAACTCAGAAAGAGCGTGAGAAAATGCTACTAAGAATGAAAGGGGTGATTGAATGAGCGAAGTGACTATGCGTTTTAATAAAACAGATTTACGAGAGCTTATTGAAATCCATGACATCCAACGAGATATTGGAAACAATCGCTCTATCTCTATCGACCGTGCACCAAGAATCGGAGTCAATATTCAGCAACAAACGATTGATGCAAAATATATCAAGGTGGACTTCTCCATCTGGTCTAAAGACAGAAATACCCTCAAGCACAAGCTTGCGGGTATTTTTAATGTGGATGGTCCTAAAGAGTTGACCTTTTCAGATGAGCCAGACAAGTATTATCTAGCCATGGTAATCGATGATATCTCTATGCAAGAGGCAAGCGGGAGACGTTCAAACGGCTCTATTAAGTTCATCATTCCTGATGGTGTGGCTCATAGTTCAGCCTATAAACGATTTGATAGTGATAAAAACGCAACTAGCGAAGCAGGGAAAATGGTGTTTGATCTCATAAACAATGGCACAGAGAGTGCATTCCCAATCGTTAAAGTAAAGCACAACGCTGAGAATGGCTATATCGGTCTGGTTAATCAAAATGGCACCTTAGAAATTGGGAACCGTGAAGAAGCCGATACCGAACCATCGCAAAAATCAGAAATCTTACTTGATTTTAGAGGTGAAAAAATCACAAATGGACTGTCTAGTGCAGCAAAGAACCAAGCCATCACAAATGACCGGACAGAGTATATTGTCGGGACAGCTGAGATGATTAATCTTTGGGAACGTCCACACGTTAGATTGAAAGATTTACGAGGTGAAACTAAATTACACAACTACGCTACTAGCTTGACCTGGGCAATTCCCAATGATAGCACAGGCAGCACTGGGTCCTTGAATGATTATTTTTGGTGGAGACAAGTTTTTTGGTCCGAAGCTAATAATCAATATGGATTTATCAAGGTGACAGTATCAGATGAAGCAGGTCAATTTTTGTATGGTGTCGAGACCTTTAAACGGTCGCTAGGTTCTGAATGTGAGTTTAATTTTTTAGCTGGCGATGGTCAAGGTGGATATAGGATTCTAAAGCGCTGGAATTTTGATGGAACTACAACTGGAGATATCAACTCTTTTAGCGTTGCAAAAGGGTGGTCAGATTTAAAACGGAATGATGGCAAGGTACAAGTTTTTTATCAAGGATCATACTCTACTTTTATCATTCCAGAAATTGAGGGTAAAAAGTCCGTAAAAATTCACATTACAATTGGAGCGTACAGAGACAATCCAATTGTCTCTCACATGTATCTTGATGAATTGTACTACCGCAAAGATTTTGTCCCAACAACGAATGACATCCCAAATCGTTTCCCAATCGGCTCGAATGTTCTAATCAATAGCGAAGATGACACGGTCTATATCGATGGAATAGCAAAAGCTAATGAGATTGTCGATGGGTCACAATGGCTGTCTGTTCCTCCGGGCAAATCAAAATTAGAGCTGTACTTTTCTAGCTTCATTAAAAAACACCCAACAGTAACAATTGAATTTGAAGAAAGGTGGCTATAATGCTTTTAACGATTCACGATGCAAACTTGCAAAAGGTTGCTTTTGTTGATAATAGTAAGCAGAACACGCTTAATTATTATAACGATACTTGGTCAAGAGACATGCCAACAGGGTCCTCTACGTTTGAGTTTACAGTCTTTAAGAAAGCAATTCAATCAGATACAGCTTCGTCAAAAGCATACCAGCATCTAAACGAACGTGCTTGGATGTCATTCCGACACAATGGGCGCACCTACCTCTTTAATGTGATGTCAGTGGAGGAAAATGAGCAGACAATCAAATGCTATTGTGAGAATCTCAATCTTGAATTGATCAATGAGTTAGTAAATCCTTACAAAGCAACGAGAGCCATGAGTTTTGCAGAATATTGCAAAGAGATGGCTTTATTGAACTATGCTCATCTCACTATTGGAATTAACGAGATTTCAGACCAGCAACGTATTCTTGAGTGGACGACACAAGAAACAAAACTTGCTCGCTTGCTTAATCTTGCGAAACAATTCAATGCTGAGATTGAATTTGACACGCAATTAAAAGCAGATAGCACGCTTAAGAACTTTACTGTAAATATATATCACGAACACGACGATACACACCAAGGAGTTGGTCGTATCAGGAATGATGTGATTTTAAAATATGGTAAAAATATTAGTTCTATCACCCGAAAAGTGGACAAAACGGGTATTTTCAATACAATTCGCCCGACTGGGAAAATGCCGACCGTGGAAGTCGAAGAAAGTGGAGAACGTCATCTATCTAGTCAGAGAGTGAAAAACGCGGATGGTTCGACAACCGAAACGATCATTCGCACAGCATCCGATGGGACAAAGAGTAAGACTATTGTCCACACGAAAGTCACAAAACTGGCTGATAAAACACGCATTACAACGACCACCACAACTCGTTCAGATGGTTCTATTGAACAGACTGTGACGACTAGTAAGAAAGGTGGACCATCTAATACTGAGAAACGAATCATAAAACCTCCTAAGAAAAAAGAGAAAGAAACCGAGCCTGAAAAAGAGGTTCTGACCATTGAAAACTTGGGAGATTGGTCTATCAAAAATGAGAAGGGAGAATTAGAGTTTTACCAAAGAGGGCAACAACTGTATGCACCGTTGTCCATGCAACTCTATCCCTCAACTTTCACTTCAGCAACAGCTGAGGACCAGTGGACAAGACGAGACTTCGACTTTGACACAGACGAACCAAATGAATTAAGGCGACTTGCTTACCTGAAATTAAAGCAGCATTGCTACCCAGCCATCACCTATGAAGTAGATGGCTTTGTGGACGTAGAAATTGGGGACACAATCCAGATCTATGATGATGGTTTTAGTCCTGCTTTAATTGTAAAAGCACGAGTTACAGAACAGAAAATCAGCTTTACGAATCCGGCAAGCAACAAGACCACTTTTGCGAATTTCAAAGCGTTAGAAAATAAGCTGTCAGATGGCATTCAAGCAGCCTTTGAGCGACTTTTTGAAGCATCTAAACCCTACACTATCAAATTAGCTACGGATAATGGTGTAGCCTTTAAAAATGGCCAAGGTCAGACCATTGTGACTCCTACCCTCATGAAAGGGAACAAGGTCATCAACAGCGGATGGCGTTGGGTTGTGGATGGTGTAATCAAAGCTACAAGCTCTAGTTACATTGTCAAGGCTGCCGACATCAACCAAAAGATGGTTTTGACAGTCTCAGCTTGGAACGATAACAAAGAGGTAGCCTCTGTGCAGTTGACTCTTATCAATACGTCTGATGGGCTACAAGGTCCGAAAGGAGACACTGGACCAAAGGGAGACCCTGGTCCCAAAGGTGACCGAGGAGAAAAAGGAGCTTTAGATGAAAATCAGCTAAAAGAAATCAAGACAAGTATTGATTCAAAAGCTGACCAAGGATTGACTCAAGAGCAGCTGAACGCTCTCAATGAGAAAGCTGGAATAATTCAGGCTGAGCTTGAGGCCAAGGCTAGCGCTGACACACTTGATAACTGGATTAAAGCTTATCAGGATTTTGTTAAATCTAATGAAACGGCAAGAGTTCAAGCTGAGAAAGATTTGATTTCAGCTAGTCAGCGTGTTTCTAACATTGCTAAGGATCTTGGAGAATTATCCGACCGCTGGAATTTCATAGATACTTACATGAGCTCATCAAATGAAGGCTTAGTCATCGGTAAGAATGACGGTAGCTCTAGCATGCTATTTAGCCCAAATGGTCGAATTTCAATGTATAGCGCTGGTGTCGAGGTTATGTATATTTCTCAAGGTGTAATCCACATTGAGAACGGGATTTTCTCTAAAACTATCCAGATTGGACGTTTTAGAGAAGAACAGTATCATATTAACCCTGACATGAACGTCATCCGCTACGTTGGATAGAAAGGAGTAAAATGCCTAGATTTAGTAATTCAAGTAACAGCTTATATTTGAATGTGTATATTGATGAAGTTTCAACAGACATTTCTGCTAACACCTCAACCATCAATTGGCAGTTGACAGTTAGTCGCTATACGTACTATCACACGTTCAATAAACAGGGAGACAGCACGTTGTCTCTAACTTTAGACGGCCAAAATGTGCACTCTAGCAATCCAGTTTGGGAAGTCTGGGACGGCGAGGTCACTCTCGCTAGTGGTTCAAGCACAATCTCACATAACTCAGACGGTCGCAAGACACTGCCTTTCTCATGTACTTTCAACCCTAACAATGGTTTACATGGGGCTATCACAGTTTCAGGAAACCTCGGTCTGACTGCTATCCCACGCTCAAGTTCTGTAAGCGTGAGCGCTGGGGTGATTGGTAGTGCGGTTACTATCAACATCAATCGTCAAAGCTCAAGTTTCAAGCATACAGTGCGCTATTCATGGGCAGGTAAGTCAGGGACGATTGCAACGAATGTAGACACATCCACCAGCTGGACGATCCCTCTTGATTTTGCCAATGACATCCCGAACTCAGCAAGCGGTACAGGTACAATCTTTGTCGATACCTATTCAGGAAGTACCAAAACTGGAACGCAGTCAACCACATTGACGGCTAGCGTGCCAGCAAATGTAAAACCCACATTTACAGGGATTTCATTGTCAGACTTGAACGGTGCTGCTCAGAACCTTATTCCAAGCGGTAACACGTTCATTCAGGTAATCTCCAACATAAAAGTGGCGTTTAATGGTGCGGTCGGCTCCTACGGTTCATCCATCACTGGATACTATGCTGAAATCGTTGGCAAAAACCAGTCCACGAGTTCAAACGGTGGTAGTTTAGGTATCATGAACTACCACGGCACAATCAAAATCAGAGCTAGTGTCTCTGACAGCCGTGGCCGTTGGTCTAATGCTAGAGAGGTATCCGTGACCGTGCTTGAGTATTTTGCCCCTGCTTTGAGTTTTGGCATAGCTAGAACAGGCTCAACCTCTAGCACACTAACAGTCACACGAAATGCCAAGATAGCGCCTTTGACTGTCTCAGGAAGTCAAAAAAACTCAATGAGATTGACATTCAAGGTTGCAAGGCTTGGGACTACTAACTTTCAAGTGGATACAGGGCCAGCCACTGGATCATGGACAAGTATCTCAAATCTAGTCAATTCTCAGGCTAATCTAGCAGGCAATTATTTAGCTAATCAATCTTGGGTTGTTATTGGAAAATTAGAAGACAGGTTCACCTATGCTGAGTTCATGGTCAACGTGGCCACAGAGAGCGTAGTCTTGTCTTATGACAGATCAGGTGTCGGGGTTAACAAAATCCGTGAGCAGGGCGCTTTGGATGTCAAGGGTAACATCTACGCAGACAACAAGCCAATACAGCATCATCAAATTACTCAAAATAATGGAATGGCACTGCGTGCAACTAGTGATTGGAACAACTACATAAATACTGGGCTATACATGGGGTACAACCTATTAAATTCTCCTCAAGGAGGGAATGGCTGGAAACATGTGCAAGTCTTTAAGCACAATGACAATTGGGTAGTGCAAGTTGCCTATGATTTTCATGGCCAAATAGCAGCCGTTAGATCTAAAACCGATGGAACATGGAATCCTTGGAAGTATCTTGCTACAAAAGATGACTTGCAGAAAATTGCTACAAGAAAGATTGAGCTAGGTTGGTTTATCAATGGTAACGTCACAAGAAATGGTAACGTGGTTACAATTTCAACAGAAAGAAAAATTACAAATATCAACACAGTTTCAGACTATCGAGAAGTCAAAGAAACAATCCCAGCTGGATTCAGACCAACTCAAGAGGTTAACTTTGTCTTACAAGGGTTGTCTGACTCAACAGTAACTGGAACGGCTATCTTGCACCTTGCAACAGATGGGAAAATCCGTCTTACAAGTAAATCTCAAGGAAATAAGTATTGGACAGGCACAATAACTTATATTACAAATGACCCTTACCCTTAATAAATGAAAGGAATATATATGAAACTAGAATATGGGACAAAGTCCTTGGAATATGACGGCAGTGGAACAGCATCAGCTACCAAGGTCACACTTGTCAACTCAAATGGTGCTATCGTACCTATCTTGCTACCGGCTGATAAAATCAGTTTGTCCAATACTGAACTCTTTGAGTTGGCACTCGAGGCTCTTTATCAGGAAAACTTCCCTCAGCGTGCTGAAAATGAACGCTTTAGCAAGGTAACTCAAGAGCTGCAAAAGAGCAAAGAGGCAGCGGATAAAACTGAGCAAGCAGTAACAGAAACTAAAGAAAATCTTGACACTGTTGCAGCTATTACAGAGGTACTAATTGCTCTTGCTGTTTCACAAAATGGAGGAATGCCTACCCATGCTTATGGCAAGGTGGCTGCATTTGTCAAGTCACTAGTCAAGAGTACACGCTACACAAATGGAGACATCATTTCAGGAGCTTACCCATTTGAAAACAATGCTAAATGGCCAAAGGGTACGCAGACTATCTTTATGTTTCAAATGAGAGCAAACGAGGGGTTCACATACAAAGACCAAGCGCTCTCTGATATGCTTCAGCAAGGTGTGCTGACTGTGGTTATGCCACGGATTGAGTAAGGAGGATATATGCCAGGATACGAACGACTAATCGTGCAAATTTTCATCACACTTATTCCCGTTATCGGTCTTTATTTTTCTATGAAAGATAAAGCAACCAAGCAGGAAAATCGCCTAACGATTTTAGAGAAAGATATTGAGAATTTGCACGAGTTCAAGACATCGGCCAACAAAAGGCTCGATAACCACGACGAACAAAACAAGGCTATCTTGGTTCTAGCTGAGCAAGTAAAATCGCTTGGTGAGGATGTAAGAGAGCTTAAAAGCTTGATTCAAAATAAACAACAATAAAAGGAGAAACTCAAAATGATTAACTGGAAATTGCGCTTGCAAAACAAAACAACACTCATTGCTCTTCTTGGAGCAATCTTCCTTATGGCTCAGCAGTTCGGGCTTGAAATTCCCAAAAATATCCAGGATGGTGTGAACACATTCGTTTACATTCTTGTATTGATTGGCGTTGTAAATGACCCAACAACTGCAGGAATTTCTGATAGCAAACGTGCTCTTGAATACTACGAACCAAGCGAGGACTAGGAGAGAATAATGAAGAAAAACGACTTATTCATCGACGTATCTAGCCACAATGGATACGATATTACAAGTATTTTGGAGGATATGGGTACACAGAATACTATTATCAAAGTTTCTGAAAGTACAAATTACCTAAACCCTTGCCTGTCTGCTCAAGTTGAGCAATCCAATCCTGTTGGATTCTATCATTTTGCTTGGTTTGGTGGTGACATCGAAGAAGCTGAGCGAGAGGCACGATACTTCTTGGACAATGTTCCTAAAAAAGTTAAATATCTTGTGCTGGACTACGAGGATCACGCTAGCGGAGATAAACAGGCAAACACAGATGCTTGTATTCGATTCATGCAAATTCTTGCTGATGCTGGTTATAAGCCTATTTATTATAGCTATAAGCCATTCACGCTCAATAATGTGGGCTACCATCAAATTCTTGAACAATTTCCTGATAGTTTATGGATTGCTGGTTATGGATTAAATGATGGAAACGCTGACTTTGAATATTTCCCAAGTATGGACGGAATCCGTTGGTGGCAATACTCTTCAAATCCGTACGACAAGAACATTGTTTTACTAGATGATGAAGAAGCTAAGCCAAAATGGAAGAGAAATGATACTGGATGGTGGTATGAATACCCTGACGGCTCTTATCCAAAAGAAGAGTGGGAAAAGATTGATGGTACCTGGTACTACTTCAATGAGAGAGGTTATTCAATAGCTTCTCGATGGTTGAAAGATGATGGAAAATGGTACTACCTCAAAGAAAACGGCGCAATGGCCGTTGGTTGGGTTCTTGTGAATAGTAAATGGTACTATCTTGATGCTTCAGGAGCGATGGTCACTGGCTGGGTTCAATACAAGGACAAACTATACCATCTCAAAGAAGAGAACGGCGAAATGTCCTCAAAAGAACTTGTTAAAGTCGAAGGAGGCTGGTACTATGTCAACGAGGATGGTAGCCGTTCAGATAAACCAGCATTTGATGTATTACCTGATGGACTTATCACCACAAAATAAATTTTAAATAAAGAAAGGAGATTCTATTTTTCTTCTTAATGACCCGCAGGCTCAGGCTTGCGGGTTTTTTTGTTTGCTCTGAAAAGGGGCAAAAAAGGG